AAGCAAAGGCAAAAATGCGAATTGCTGCAAAAATCAGAGAAGAAAATAAACGTAAACAAAGAGAAAAAATAAATGAGCAAACAGCAATACAACTTATCAACCAAGACAGACTACCTAAGCCGCAAGATGTTCCTAGACCCAGCTGGTCCTGTTACCATACAACGCTTTGAAGAAGTCAAGTATCCCAAAATCACCAACTTTGAAACCACAGCACGTGGCTTCTATTGGGTACCCGAAGAAGTGTCTCTGACCAAGGACAGTGGCGATTTCAAAGATGCCAGTGAAGCGGTCAAACACATCTTTACCAGCAACCTGCTACGCCAAACAGCCCTAGATAGTTTGCAAGGACGTGGCCCAAGTCAGGTGTTTGCTCCTGTAATCAGCTTGCCTGAATTGGAGGCCTTGGTCTACAACTGGACCTTCTTTGAAACCAACATTCACAGTCGTAGTTACAGTCACATCATTCGTAACATCTACAACGTGCCCAAAGAAGTGTTCAACACCATTCACGACACACAAGAGATCGTTGACATGGCAAGCAGCGTTGGCGATTACTATGATGCACTACATCAAGTTAACTGCCGCAAAGAACTAGGCATGGAAGTGACTGAAAAGGAACATATCCGAGCCATTTACATGGCCTTACACGCCAGTTATGCACTAGAAGCGTTCCGTTTTATGGTGAGCTTTGCTACGAGCTTGGCCATGGTAGAGAACCGCATATTCATGGGCAACGGTAATATCATCAGCTTGATCCTGCAAGACGAATTGTTGCACAAGGGTTGGACTGCCTATCTCATTAACCAAGTCATCAAAGAAGATCCACGCTTTGCAGCCATCAAGGCCGAATGCGAGCAAGAAGTCTACACATTGTACATGGATGTTATCCGTGAAGAAAAAGCCTGGGCACACTACCTGTTCAAGAAGGGTCCCGTGATTGGGCTTAACGCAAACATCTTATGTGACTTTGTGGACTATACAGCACGTGGTGCATTGCTGGACATTGGTATCAAGTACCAAGCCACAGCACCCAAGACCACCCCTATTCCCTGGTTCAACAAACACACAGACACTAGCAAGAAGCAAACAGCATTGCAAGAAAGTGAAAGCACCAGTTATGTGATTGGTGTCATGAGTGATGTACTAGACTATGAGGAGTTACCCGACCTATGAGAAACCTACTAAACTTATTTGAAGACGCACTAAACGATGCCTGGTTCAAAGACGGCTTTGAAACATACAAAAAGCCAGCACAGGAACGTTATGAGATTGCACAACAAGACGGGACTATTCAAACACTAGAAGGTCCTGTAAACTACAAGGCTGGATACTATATCCTCACTGGACCAAAAGGTGAGCGTTATCCCGTGCCCCCAGAAAAGTTTGCACAACTCAAAGACGATCAAGGCAACGGTGTTTGCACACCCAAGAAGATCGTGAAAATGGCCAAACTTGCTGACCACAATGGCGCAGTCAAAACAAGTTGGGGTGAAACTCTAAACTACACCGCAGGAAATGACTATATAGTTAGACACGGTCCTGGCGACTATGGTGTAGTCAAGGCAGACATTTTTAAACAAACATACGCAGTATAAGGAGAACTAGATGAAAGCAGTTGTTTACAGCAAGTATCATTGCCCATTTTGCGACCAAGCAAAGGCATTGTTGAAGGCAAAAGATATCCCATTTGAAGAACGCAAGATCGGCGATGGATATACCAAAGAGGATCTGTTAGAAGCAGTGCCCACAGCACGTACAGTTCCACAAATCTTTTTAGATGAAAAACTCATCGGTGGATTTACAGAACTTAAAAAATACTTTGAAAGCGAACATGTTAATCAATAAATCAAGTAAAATTGAAGTGGGCGATCTGGCCACATTCAAAATGGTCAACGGCGATGAAATCGTTGGCACAGTAGATGGCCTATTAGAAGAGCCCGGCGGCGGATATATTGTATCCAATCCTATGACAGTGGTACCAAGTCAAAAGGGCGTGGGCCTATTCCCAAGTCTCATGACTGGCAAAGACAAGGCAGTGGTTACACTCAAGGCACAGCACGTAATGATGGCAGCGCTAACCACAGACGAGCTCAAGCCACACTACACACAAATGACCACTGGCATTGTGACAGCTCCAGCAGGGATCATCAAGTAATGGGCACACCGGCCGCACGTAAGGGCGATACTGACGACAAAGGACACAACATCGCTGGTAGTGTGTCAGACACTGTTCGCATTGATGGTGCCTTTGTTGCTGTAAAAGGCAGCACCATGGATGACGGGGTGGCCATTGTGAGTGGTGTAGTTGACACTGTAAAGATCAATGGTATTCCTGTTGCAGTAGTAGGCAGTGTCACTGAGAAGCACACAAAAGATCCGGGTAAAAATAGTCCAGGCACAATTAATAGTGGCGCAAGTGACGTCAAAATTGGTTAAATACTAATTATGGCATTAACTCCAACAGTACTATTAGCAACTTCAGGCATGACCACCGGTGACGGTCTTGGGGTCAATCCTGACATGATCTTGAGCATGGCGGCGGTAAGCAGCAATCCCTTGGTTGTAACACTATCAAATCTCAACGTAAACTCTGGTTCAGTAGCAGGACTTGCTACAACACTGGCTACACTACCTAGCTTTTTGGTCACCTCAGGCAACGTAGCAGCCAATGTAACTGTACAGGCAAATCAAATTGCACCAGCAGCAAGCGGTGGAGATCCAGCCAGTGGTATTAAGAGTCTAATTGGACTGCATGGCAGTGCAGCCGGTGGTGCCAGCAACATGGCTGAATTCAGTTCTGCACTACAAAACTTTGGCAGCAAGAGCTTTGCTGACATGGGTGTCAATGCCAAGGGCTTTGCCGATGTTGTAACCAACGGTGCTACAGCAATGGCTCCAACACAGGAACAGTTGGCTAAACTAAGCGGGCAACTACCACTAGGCAGTCTAGGACAATTTGGTGGCGCAGCCAGTGCGCTAAGTGCCGCAACTCCCAAGATTGGCGGAGCAGGCAGCTTTGGCGCTAAACTTGGCGGACTAATACCCACCAACTCCAGCACTGCTGGTATCACAGCCGACGTACCTGCTTATCAACAGGCCAGTCAATTGTTTGGCGCTGCACAAGGAGTTGCCAGTCAATTAACCGGACTAGGAGGTAGTTTGTCTGATGCCAGTCCAGCAGTGCTGGCTGGTCTTGGGGCCAAGATTGGTGGCATTGCCAGCAGCTTTGGCGGCATTGGTCAAAACTTAGATCCTGCAGCCTTGGCCAAAGGACAAGCAGTACTCAAGAGCGAAAGCCTAAACAGTGGACTAGCAGGCGTTGGTACAGGCGTTAAGAGCTTTGGCAGTCTCTACGACTTCAATGATCTACAGAGTCTAGGTCCTGTAAACTTGCTTAAAAGTTTGCAAAAGCAGGGATTAGCTGATAGTTTGGGCATAAATGCCACTATCGACGCCTACGGCGCAGATCCCATGGATCCAGCAAATGTTCCTCCTAGCATTATTGCAGCGGCATTAGAAAATGTTACTGACGACGATTTACAAAAGTTGATCAAGCAGACTGGTGTAACTCTAGTAAAACAGCCTAACTCAGCAGCAGACTTGTTGGATCCCAGCTATGTCATGCCTCCGGCAGCAGTTGCATTCTTGGGCATTACTCCGGGCAGCAACGGTATGTTGAGCTTGCAAAACAGTTTGACCAATTTGGGTATACAGGGTGACAATGCCAAGATTGGTGCTTATGTTGAAAGTCTAAAAGTCAAGGCCACAGGCTTCTTAGACCAAGTCAAAGACCTAGTTCCGCAAAGTGTCAAGGACACACTAAAACCCTTGATGGGCACAGGATCAGGCTTGTTTGGTAACCCCACAATGAGTGAGATGATTGGTACCGCAGCCGGCGCCACACACAAGGACTCTTTTGACAAGATCAACAACACCTTGGCCAACATCTTGAATAGTCCTGTGGGGCAACAACTCTACAACACAGCACAGGCCCTGGTCACTGCCATATTTGGTGCAGGTGTTACTACACAGTACACAGCGTTTCAAGCCGCAGTGACCAACTTCAACAGCGCAGCACAGTCAAACTCAGATTTGAAGTCAGCAGTCAACACAGCACAGTCGGCACTGACAGCAAGTCAACAGCACTTGGCCACAGAAGTCAGCAACTTGAATCTAGCTGGGGTTAATCTAGCAAGTCAACCCACACCGCCAAGTGGTGTTACTGCAATCATGAACATGGCCAATAAGCTGCATGACTATGGTGTTGATAAACAACAGTTAGGCCACAACGATTTGTTTTCGGGTCTAGCCACCAACAGCCTAACTGGTGATGCCATTATTGCCAGCCTGCAAGAAGGACGCAACTTGGCCAAAAGTTATGCCATGGGATTGTCTACTCCTAGTGTAAACAATCAGTCTGCACAGATAGCCAGCGCCCAGGTCAATGCCACCGCCTATGCCAATACCAGCGATGCACAGTTGACCTACACTGGACAAGACAACATAGTTTGGGACCGTGTAGAGCAGGAACGTAGTCGTCGAGGACTACCAACTTTAACCAGCTTGGGCTATCCACGTCCACCAGACCAACCAGCTGCGCCTGGCAGCGTCTAAGCGGTTATCATAGCACTTAATGACAAAATAAGTCGCAATCAATCTCATTAACATAGCAGTTAACTAGTTATAGTAGTATATAACTCAGTTTTCTGTTGGTTATATAAAATTACTTGCCTTAAAAAGCAAGACTAAAGGAGGACAAAATATGAAAACGATAATGCAAATTATCTTATCAATAGTTGCCCTGACCGTAATGGCACCCGGTCATGCAAAAGAGGTCGCAATGAATAATGACCTCGAATGTCTAGCGCGAAACATTTATTATGAAGCCGCTAGCGAACCAGAAGAAGGCAAAGCGGCAGTTGGCCTTGTTACCATCAACAGAAGCCGCAGTGGAAATTTCCCCACAACTATCTGTGGCGTTGTTAACCAACG